CCGGGTGCGTCCACATCTCTGAACTCTCCGGGCTGAAGCGGGTCATCGTCATCTCTGATACGGAGTCCACGGGCTTTGAAACCCGCAGGGAGGTTGGACAAAGTACCAGCGTCGATCAACTGCCTCAGTGCCGCCGTGGCGGTCCGTGAAAGTCCGCCAATGGTGTGAATAAGACCCAAGCCATAAAAACCAAACCCCGGAAGGAACTTAAAATGCACAAAATATTGTATCTTGCGCCCTAAATCGTCCTCTTCACGGTAATTCCGCCGAATTGATAAAATCTGACCGTTGTCCTGACTAATCGTGACAACATATGGTATCTTAATGCCGGTGGGCTCACCGTCATCGTCTACATCTTCATAGCCCTCAATGTCCAAATCGACATGACACTCCAAAATGGTGCAGTCATAATCAATCTGTGACGCCGAAACGCCATCAATGCGGTCAATCTCATCACCAACAGAGTCCATCTCCGCCTGTGCGGGAATAACCGGAATGTCTAAATAAAAACCTGCAACCTGCTTCTTCCGCAAATCATTGAGCGACATCCGAACAACTTGCGTAATATTAGGGCAAGTGTCCAAATCAGAGGTCTCATACGGCACCACAAGGTTTTCAGCCGGAATAAACTTACTTACCGCCCGCCCTAGAGTCTCATCGTAGTAAACTTTTTTGAAAGTGCTGCCCGCCAATGGCAAATAAAACAGCATCTGATCCATGTCCGGCGTATAATCCTCCATCACACTCGTGATGTAGTAATTCATAAACTGCCTTACACGTTGTGATTGGGACTGCTTCTCCCGCGTTTCTGCACCCATAACGGCAGTTCGCACCGGTCCCGACGCTGGCAACAACTCATTGAACGCCTGCGCCTGAAATTGAGTAGCCGCTTCAGCCAACAAAGGATGCGTGACCCCGGAGGCCCCCCGGAAGGGCTGGGTCCGTTCCTCGTAGTTAAATCCAAGTAACTCCAAACCGTTGGCGTAAGCATCTTCCCAATCCTGACGACTTGCCTTGTTTGAATCAAACTCCGCAAGCAACTCACCTGCAATCCGACTCAACTCACGATCCGGCATCTCCTCCGCCAAATTCGTATAAAAGTCGTCGCTCTCACCGCGCTGATCTTTAGGATCAAAATCAACGGTCACACCGCCATCATCGTCCGGCGTAATCTCAATCTCCATGTTTTCCGCCATGCCCTCAAAAGCCACGACGTTGTCCATGCTGCCCGGAACCTCTAGCTCCACTTCAGCAGCTAAATCCTCTGGATCAAGCTGAGACGGGACATTCTTGTCCATCATGCCTGCAATCGGTTCACGTGCCATGCGTTATCTCCTTTAGCCCAAACTACCAGTTCCGTGGGCCGCGGTCTATCAATAATACCCCGAACGACTGGTCTGGAAGTACCCCTGCTCATTGCGCGGGAAATACACATCAAGGCCACCTTCAGGTGACTTAAAGCCCCTCGCCCCCGGCTCACGGCCCAAAATCCTGTCCAACTGTTCAAAAACTTTGCTGTCTACCATCTTGGCAATATCAGCAGGAGCCGCACTCACACCGGCCTGCTTCAACAACTTCAATCCAAAAGCATTGTTCCGCGTGTCCATAGCCACATCTTCCGGCGAGGCATTCCCGATCAACGGGATAGGAAGCGCATCAATACCTTCCGCTATGTCCCCCATACGGGCCGCGGTCTCCGGGCCGTAGTCCAAACCCATCTGAGCCGACATCAACGCATGAGCACGAGCGTCTTCTAATTCCTGAAACGTCGGCATATCATGCCGTGGCCGCTGATTGCGCTCAGACTCCGGAGCCTCAGAAAACTCGCGGGGAACCGCCGCGTAACCGTATTCCTGTTCCAAAATCTCTTCAAAAGTGGGCTGGCCTTCAGGATAATAAATCGCTGCGCCCTCACTGCCCTCGCGGCCAGAGGTGCGGACAAGGTTCTGCTCATCCTTGCTAGGCGCGTTATAGATAGCGTTCAAAGTAGGGTAGCTAGATAATGAGAAAATGCCGCCTTCAACTTCACCGCCTTCTTCCAAATAAAGTTCAGGGGCCCCTGAAAAACCGCGAAGCTTGGCAGGCTCTGCCATACCTTCATACGGCGAGGCGCGGCCTACCTCCTGTTCAAACTCCCGACCCTGCAAAGCACGGCTTCGGGCGGGCCCCGTAAGTTCTAAATTGTAGCCCTCTTCATCTACGGCGGGGACAAAAGCACCGTCTCGGTAATCGTAGCCCTGACCAAACTCATCGTAGGAGGGCCGTGTTGCGCGGGATATGGCCACCGGATCACGGGTCCCGAACAACATCTCGTCCATACTCATGCTTGAAAAGTCGCTGTAGCCCCCGGCTCCAAGATTTACCGCAGAATCCGCCATTAGTAATAAGCCCTAACTTTCACGTTCGTGTCTTCGTCGTCCCAGTCGTCACTGGGCAACTGGACAAAGTTACCTTGCCGGTATCGCATCAAAGCCTGTGTCATACTATCGACCAAGTCATCATGCTCCCCGTTTGGAAATGCCGCCACCTCTTCAATTATCTCATCTGCAAAGACTGTGTCGGGGGCCCAAACCATACCCGCCTCGAACAACGGAGATACAGAGTGGACTCGCGTTATCTTATCATTTCCCTTGCTCGGCGTAAAGTTAACAACGGGGATGCCCATATTTCGCAATTCATGCGTCAACGGCATCCCAGAGGCTTTGGCTTCCACAATTATTGTATCGGGCTCCCAATACTTGTACTGCTCTAACGCCACCTGCTTTAGTTCAGGAAAATCCCAGCGATCTTTCTTGCTGTCCAAAAGTATGAGTCCCGGAGGGCCCCCTAACTCTTCTGGACGGAAAACGCCCCACGTAGTTATCGCGCTAAAGTCAGCCGTCTCGCGTTTACTAAACGCCGTATCATAGCTCTGGATTACATACTCAAGATTGGGAATACGGTCTTTTTCCCATCTCTTCCACCACTGACGCGGGATGATAGCGTTCTCTTCGCCAGTCGGGTTCTGCTGGTACTGCGCGTTCCACTTGCTGGGCGGGATAGATGCGCGGACCGCGGTCAGATCGTCGAGGGACCAGAACTCCGGCCAGCACGGGGCCCCGTCGTCAAAAATAGCCGGAAGCTCCACAACTTCCCATTGGTCAGCTAGGGGGTCTTTAGCCATCGCCTTCAAAAGCTGGCCTGTCATATCCTTCTCTGACCACCGGGTCTGGACCAAAACAATCGACCCACCCGGCTGGAGCCTCTGTCGGGGGCCCCCAGTGTACCAATCCCAAGCATCGTCAAACCCGTTCGCAGACATCGCCGTCTGTTCCGAATGCGGGTCATCAATGATTACCAAGTCGCCACCACGACCCGCGAGGTTTGATCCAACACCAACGGCATAGTACATCCCGCCAGCAGAAGTGTCCCAACGACCAGAAGCTTTACTATCAGCAGCCAATTTAACATTCGGAAATACCTCCTTGAACTCGTCACTATCCAAAAGATTTTTTGTCTTACGGCCAAAGTTGACGGCAAGTTCCGTCGTGTGCGTTGCCTGAATAATCTTCATCCGGGGGTTCTTGCCCATCATCCAAGCAGGAAACAAGAAGGATGCAAACTCGGACTTAGTGTGACGCGGAGCCATGTTGATAATAAGTCGCTTTAGTTCACCTTTTGCAACCCTTTCCAACTTTTCGGCAATGATTTTGTGATGCCGACCCGCAATAAATTCGGGCCACATACTTTTTACAAAAGTTAAAAACTCCTGCTGACAAGCTTCATTCTTCTCGATTTGCGCGAGTCGCAGGCGAAGCTTTAACTCCTGATCGGAAACATCCATAGGGGGCCCCTAAATTGCACAATTTGTACGCATAAATATGCACATTTTTTAGTCAGTTAACAAGCCCCTCTATTCTGCACAAAAATTAGGCAATGTTTCACGTGAAACAATCATATCATTTTTCACATGATTATTTGTCAGAAACATGGCCCTTGCTCCGGCCTGCCAGCCCCACGGGCGGCGATGCGCGGAGCGCGGATTTTCGGCGGATTTCCGCGGTTTTTGACCCGATATACAGGGGCCCCTAACGAT